AATGAGAAACCAAGAGCAATTGTTTCGTGGTTATAACGTGCAGTCCAAGCTTCTTGACCGGCTTCATACTGAATTGCAGAACCCTCTGATTTAACCGCCGCTGCAGCAAAACCTGAAAGTTTTGTTTCTTCTTCAAATGAACGCTCAGAAGATTCGATTTCATAAATTTCTTTATGTTGTTCACCGTAGCGTGCGTACTCTAAACCAAATAACGCGTTAAGGCCCGGTAATAACTCTTTTAATAGCTGTGCTCTAGAAATTGCCATTGTTTATTGCTCCTTAAGCAGCTGTAGCTGTGTAGTAACTTGAGATACCAAAGTTCAATTTTACCAATACTTCAGTGTATTGAGTAAGAACGATGGTGGCTGACGCAGGGATAGTAACAATTGATGCTACGTTTAAAGAGATAGAAGTACCTCCAACGGCTACAGCAGTTGTTACAAACGAGCCTGTTTCTACAACTTGACCATTTGCTGCAATAAATGCTACGCCAGAACCAGCAGGGATAGCTACAGGACTAGCAGGGATAGTAATAGTTGTAGTCGTAGTAGATGTACTAGGTACACTTAAAACTACTGCTGTTTCACCAACTACATCTAATACACGTACAGGTAAAGTTGAAGTTGTAGCAGGAGCCCCTGATGCAACAACCGCTAATACTGCATTAGCTGAGTTACCAGTATTTGCATTGCCTGTATTGTCAATCATAGCCATATTCTGACCAATCATTGCTTTACTAGTTGCGCCAATAACAGTAGTACCAGAACAAACAGCTGCTTTAAATACTGTATCTGGGTCATCAGCAATAATTGCAACAGCATCACCAGCTAAAGTATTTGCAGGCCAGTATTGGCTGTACATTTTTTGTTTAGTAGTAGGGTTAGTATACGAACAACCCAAAAATACACCTGTAGAACCGGCAGTTGCACTTGAACCCACTGTAGCGCGATTAGCAAAACCACGAGCTAAAGAAACAACATCACCGTAATAGATGCTTGTAGCGTAACCATACTGAATATCATACTCACGAGTAGAACCCGCGAACACTTGACCACCAATTAGATTTACGGGTTTTAAGCCGTAAGGCGCACTTACTGTAGGGTAAGCCATTTAAACCTCCAAAAATATTAATTAAGTACCTTTACCAAAGGTAACTTTAGAGCTTCTCTCTTTAAAGATAGGCATTCTTGAGTCACTTTGGCGCATTAAATTATTATCTACAGCTTCTGCTTGCTGGCTTGTAATGTTAGCAAAGTGTTGTGCACGCTGCTCCATAAACTCAGCTGGAATCTTGCAAAGTAATAATCCGCCTACTTCGATATTGTCTTTAAAACGACTATTCGGGTCGGCTAACAGTCTAAATTTAGGTTGTTCGCTCATTGTAACGGGTTCCCAGCCTTGTCTTAGATTTGATGCTAAGTTGCTTGGGTCACTGTTATTTAATGTTGCTACGCGAATCCATCTATATGCAAACCCAGCCTCTTTGTCAGGCTCAGGGAGCAACTCTGGTTGCATCCACTGCTTAGGACGCTCCACAAGTGCACGGGTTTCTAGTTCACGAGTTGTTCTTGCATTTGTATTATCTGCCATTTTGGTTCTCCAAGGCTAAAGCTGCTTTCGCATATTGTTCAGGGGTTAAGCCAAATTTCTTTGCTAAGTTGACCTGGCTCTGAGTTAACTTCATCTTTGTTGCTGATGTACTTCTCGAAGCGGGTGCGACTACGTTTGACGGTCTGCCCCTACTCGACTTTCTATCTTCGGTTTCACCAAAATACTCGTTAAAACGTCTACGCATTGTTTTGTCCAATACGTTGTAATATTCTTTAGAGCCTACTGGTACGCCTTCGTCTACAAGTTTTGCATGAAGTCCAAGAGCTGCGCTGGTCATTTCTTTGTCTTTACCAAACCACTCATTTCTTTCTTGCCAATCCAAAGCCTTCTCGTCAGGCCGTGGAACTTGCGGTTCCGCAGGGCGTTGTAGCCTTTCTTGCGCCTGTTGTACCTCATAATCAGGTGTTTGTAAAGCCCCTGTACGCATATTATGTGCCTGAGCCATTTTTAGGGTGGCAAACTGCATCTGCTCTTGGGCTGCTATTACACCATCTGCATCACCTATTTCATAGGCGTCTTTGTATGCACGCTTGGCATCCTGTAGCTCTTTTTGGGCTAACTGCTGTACATTACCGATATATTCTCGTTCACCGTTACCCAAAACTTGATTAACACGTTGGTTTTCTTGAAGCAGTCGTTGCGCTAGTGCGACAGCCTCTCTGTGCTCACGTTGAGCCGCCTCTTTCTCTCTGCGCTCGTCATGATATACCTTACGCATTTGTTTAATGCGTTGTTGTGCTTTTGCATCGTAGGAGTCTAATTCGTCTTCTTCTAACTCATCTACAATGTGTTTAGGCATTGGTTCCCGACCACGGTCTTCTTCGGGAGTATCGTCTTCTATTTCAATCTCGATGTTATCGTCATTATCGTCTATTTCATCGGGGAATTTATATTCTGTTCTTTCAAAATCTGCCATAGTCTTGTCCTATTTGCGTGAGATGCCACGTGGGTCGAGTACAACTGCTTCTACCGAATCATCATTGATAATACGGAATTCTCTACCGTGAATGAGTAAGCGTGAGCCTGAGTTGGGGCGTACTAAGATAAAGTCGCCTTCTTTACACCATGCACCACTAGGGAATTTGTTTGTGTCTTTATAAGCTTCTGGGCCTAATGAAACAACGAATAATACGGTGGTAAGTACTTCTTCATTACGCAGGGTTACGTCAGCTTTTGCGATACCACTTTCGTATTCTTTATCTGCTTCTGGAATAGCGCATAGGATTCTGTATCCTGATGGCATTGGGAGTTGCGTTGCTTTTTCTTCATTAGTAGCTTCTGTTTCGTAGCTACCAACAACTTGTGGATTTTTGGGGTTTGACCCAATTAAAATCTTTGACATTTTGTTTCCTGTTTGTGGGATAAAAATACGCCGTCTTTCCGTGCTGTCATCGAGGTTTTAAGCTCCTCTTCCAAGCTAGTCTTCTAATTTATCTTTTATATCAAGTACATAACCACGAGCTGTTTGAAGCCCTCGTATCTCACCGCACATCTGTTTATACGTTTCCATTGAGTCAATTCGCTCAGAACATACAGCATCTTTAAGTTGCATAACTTTCTCATCAATGTGCTTAAGCACTACATCAAACGCGTCCATTATTCTTCACCTTTCTTAGGTTTCTTGGCGGATTGTTTTACTTCTCCCCCTTTAGCAAAAGCTTGTTCTTTTTGATGTTCGCGATTTACTTCAGCTTGGTGGCCTTGGTGCGCTACATCGAGTATTTTATGATGTCTTTGATGGTCTCTTTCAAGAGCGTTTTGATAGGCTTCGTGAGCCATAGTTTCCGCTTTCTCTGTCTGTGCGCGTTCACGCTCAAGCATACCTTGATACGCTTGGTGAGCTAACCCCATTTCGGTTTCAGTCTTCTTAGCGGTAATTTGAGCCGCATCTTTTAGGGCTTGAACAGTTGTTTTGCGTTGCTGGTCTTCTTTTTTCATCGTCATATCAGCTGCATTTTTAAGCGCTTCTACTTGCAGTTTCTTATCGTCATGGGTTTGTTTACCTTTATCGAGCGACTGTTTAACACCTAACTGCGCTGCACTTTTTAGGACATCAATCTCACGCTGTTTATCTGCTGTTGCTGTTTGCGCTGCAATGCGTTCACGGTCTACTTGAATCTGCTGCATCTTAACTTGAATCTCAGCTTGATCTCTCTGCGCTTTATTCTGAATTTCTTGCGCTTTAAGTTGTAGCTCTTGCATCTGCATTTGAATAAGCGGGTCTTGAGCTTGCTGCTGCGCTCTTTGCTGCGCTGCTCCAGCTTGATTTTGTTGAAGTAGTTGTGTAGCCGCTTGTGCAAGTAATGGGGACAATGCCGCTTCTACTTCGGGGTCTTGCTTCATATCTTCGCCGTCATCATCCTCTTGTGGAGGCATCTGCATACCAAGCTGTACTTCAACATCCTTTCTATACTGGAAGCCCAAATGCTCTGCTACGTGAGCCATGACTGTCGCTTGAATCTGTGGAAGTAGTGGGTTCCCTTGCAGAGTACCCATAATCTTGGGGTCTTGTATCATCGCCATATGAACAGCAATATGAGCGTTGTGGTCTTGGTTGAGGAACGCTTTGACGGGCTTTAGTCTTAGCATATTCTGATTCTCAGACACGGGGTCTACAGGAAACTTATCTTCTTCTAATGGAACCAGCTTTTGCGCATCCTTAATCCCCAAAGCATCAAGCATCTGGCGGTGAAGAATGGGTAGGTTGTAAAGTTGAGGTGCCCCTTGCGCAAGTTGAAGTACCGCTTGGTACTGTACGATTTTCTGAGCCATCGTAGACGCATTAGGGTCAGATACAGGGATAACTTCTGTAGTCGTATAGTCCGACTTCTTAGCTTTTCTACTTCCTTCTTCAGGGTCATAGTCATAATCCTCTGGTGCGTAAGCGGCGATAATTCCTTTAAGGAGTCCTAACTCTTGCTTCATTGAATAATGTACACGCGCTTGAACAGCAGTAATCACTTTAAGTGTACGCTCTAAAATAGCAAGTGTCGTTCCTACAGGCGCATTACCCGACATATCAGATACTTGCAAATCCGCCGCGTTAGCAAAGCGTCTACCTTCTTCTACAATCTGATTAAGCAGTGCCATCAATGTTTGTGACGGCTCTTTGTAAGGTAGTGGGAGCAGGTTATCTCGAATTGTACCGCTGGGTACATCTACATCGCGCCACTCTCCAGGAGAGATAGGAGTATCATCCCCTTTAATACGCATACCACGCGCTTTAAACCCGCCAGGTAAATTACTTAGCGTGCCTGCATCAACCAGTTGTCTAATAAGAGAAGTACCGGACTTAGCAAATGCGCCAATAAGATGAATAAGGCCAAAGCAATAAAAGCCAAACCCAGGGACATACCCATAATGAACAAAATGTTGTCGCTTGGTGTAGGTTTCATCATCGGGCTCCCAGTTACGTCTAATGGATAGAATCTCTTGACTTCCTTTCTCAATAGTCACTACATAAGGTAGTGCAATTCCCGTTTCATCCCCATCTGCATCAGTATGCTCAAATCCTGGAAGGTCGAGGTCAACGTGCATTTCAAGGACTTTATATCGGTCATCAGACGTTGCACTAAAGCCCATCTTCTCAGCAATTTTCTTCTCAACGTCATCAAGCTGACTACTAGGCTCACCTAAGTCAATATCGCGGTAAAATCCCGCTACCTGAAGCCTACGCATATCATTTTCAGTCTTACGCATAACATGAGTTACACGCTCTGCTGTTTCTAAGTTAGATGCACCATAAGGTACAACCATGTCTTCAGCAGGGACAAATAGCGATGTTTGGCGGTTTAATTTTGGGTCAAAGTACACTTTTTTAAATGCATTACCAGATAGCC